CATTGAAATTGTTCGGAAATCCGTTGGGGAATGGTGTAACGGTAGCACAACAGACTCTGACTCTGTTTGTCTTGGTTCGAATCCAGGTTCCCCAGCCATTCTCGATAATTACTGTAAATTCAACTACTTAGATGTAGTTGCGCTTGGTCACAGGGTGCCAGACGGTAACACCCTGCGGTGACAATTTTGCTTGTGAACAAACTGATCATCTGAGACAATTATTGCACCTTCGAATTGCGGCCTATCTCCGAGAGACTGTGAGAGACGGACGCACCGCCTGAGGGAAAACGGCGGTTGAGGCCACGCCTCACGAAGCGATCTTCACGCGAAACAGGGGACCATCCACGCGCACCGCAATTCTGCGGTGGCGAACCTCTGTTTCTCTATGGCACTCACCAGGTTCAAGCAGCTTCTAGGACTCGAAAAGAAGTCAAGCCTCGCATCACCCAATGCGTTCTTGCTTGAGCTTTTCGGTGCGCCAGTATCGCCGTCAACCGGCATTGCGATCACCCCGCAAGTCGCAATGTCATGCACGCCTGTACGTTGCGCGGTGCAGGCGATCGCTGAGCCCCTTGGACAACTCAGTGTCCACGTCTTCAAGCGCCAAGCGGACGGCTCAAAGCAGCGCATTCCAGATCACCCGGTTCAGCGCCTTCTCAATGATGAGGCCAACGACTGGACGCCGGCATCATCCCTACGCGAGCTGACCACTCGCGACGCACTGCTTAACGGTGATGGTGTTGTTTTCATCAATCGCGTGGACGGCGCGCCCTATGAACTGCACCGCATCGCCCCCGAACGTGCCGTCATCCAACCGGATATCAACACGCTGGAGCCGATCTATCGGCTTTCGATCGATGCGGCCAACGCTCGCGTTGTATCCCGCAATGACGTTCTGCATATCCCTGCCCTGTCGTTGAACGGCTACCGTGGCGAAAGCCTGATCCGGCTTGCTGCCGACGCCATCGGTCTAGCTCTGATTATGGAACGGCACGCGGCGCGCCTGTTCGCTAACGGCGCGCGCCCGTCGGGATTGATCAGCCTCAAAGGTAATCCGACCCCGGTTGCCCTCACGAACGCGAAAACAGCATGGCAGGCGGCGCACGGCGCAAACAATTCAGGCGGCACCGCCGTCTTGCCGGGCGATGCGGCTTGGCAACAGCTCACGCTTTCGAGCGTAGACGCTCAATTCTTAGAGCTTCGCACATTCCAAATCCAAGAGATCGCGCGCGCCTTCAGGGTGCCGCCGCACATGCTCTATGAGCTGGGCCGCGCGACCTGGGGCAACTCCGAACAGATGTGGTCTGAGTATATGGCGCTCACACTGTTGCCTTGGATCAAGCGGTGGGAAGGCGAGATCAGGCTTAAGCTCTTCACGAAGGAAGAACGCGCCGAAGGCTACTTCGCAGAATTTCAGACCGATGACCTTGTCCGCGCCGACATACAAGCCCGGTACGACGCTTATTCAAAGGCCATCGCGGCACGCATCTTGAATCCGAATGAGGTGCGCGCTCGCGAGAACCTGCCGCCCTACACCGGCGGCAACGAATACATCAATCCAGCGGTTCAACAGGCGCGCCTTTCATGACCGATACGTCCTATCGCTCATTTTTCGGCGACGCGGAATACACGTTCTGCATCACGGCGCCCATGCTTCAAGAGCTTGAGGCCAAACGCGGTGTCGGCTTCCTCGCGCTGAGCATGCGTGTTTTCACGCGCCAGTGCGCGCATGCGGATATCACCGAAATTTTGCGGGTCGCGCTGGTCGGCGGAGGAACTTCGCCGAAGCGCGCCGCTGAGCTAATCGCAGCTTATGCCGCCGATCGGCCGCTATCTGAAACATGGCCCCTCACCGCGAAAATCCTTGAGCGGCTTCTGTGCGGCAACCCTGAGAGCATCAATGGACAAGCTTGAGATCAAGGCAACGCTCAGCGTCACAGATGCCGGCGAGATCATCGGCAACGCGTGGCCTTTCGGTGAGCCGGACAGCGCTAACGACATCATCACTAAAGGCGCCTTCAACTTCGTATGCGCAGAGCTGCCCATTCTGTTCGGTCATAGTCCCGATGACCTGATCGGCACGTGGAGCGAACTGGCGGAAACGCCTGATGGCCTGATCACCAAGGGCAAGCTCCATATGGAGCGGACACGTGCACGCACCGTTCTTGGAATGATCAAGAGCGGCCTCGTTAGCGGCCTTTCGATCGGCTTCAGAACGAAGGCCTCAACCAAGCGCGGCGGCAACCGCATCATTTCCGCGCTCGATCTCTATGAGATCAGCGTTGTTCGCAATCCATCACATCCGCGCGCTCGCATCATCAGCGCGAAATCTCACGACACGGCGCTCGCTGTGGCCGACATCATCAAGCGTTTCACGGCAGCGCTTAACCCTACGGAGTAACCAACACCACCATGACCATGCACGTTCTCGAACTGAAAGATGCTGAAGGCGATGGCGACCCCGCCGGCATCGTTACCAAGGCCCTCGCCGACTTTCAGGGCGCTATCGACGCGCGTTTAAAGGACATCGAGACCAAGTCTGCCACTGACGCCAAGCTCAAGGATCGCCTTGATCAGCTCGAAGCGAAGATGAACCGTCCTTCGCTCGGCGCGGCCAACGACAATAACGACCCGACCCTGCAAACGAAAGCATTCGTGTCCTTCCTGCGCCAGGGTCGCGAGGCGATGGACCCGCTTGAGGTTAAGAGCCTAGTCGTCGCTGACGACGTGCGCGGCGGTTACTTTGCTCCTCCCCAGTTCACACAGGAAATGATCCGCAACCTGGTCCTGTTCTCTCCCGTGCGCCAAGCGGCGTCTGTCGGCGCGACTGGCTCGCCGTCAGTCATTCTGCCCGCACGAACCGGCATCACGAATGCCACCTGGGAAGGTGAAGTCGAGGCCTCATCGGAAAGCGAGCCGGCCTTCGGTCAGCTCGAAATTCCCAACTTCGGAATGAAGACCTTCACGGATATTTCCGTACAGCTTCTCGAAGATTCGGTTCAGAACGTCGAGTCTGAGCTTTCCCTTGCCTTCGCCGAAGACTTCGGCCGAAAGGAAAATCTCGGTTTCCTGAACGGCAGCGGCGTCAAGCAGCCACGCGGCATCATGGTCTGTCCGGATGTGCAGTTCTTCGCCAATGGCAATACCGCAACCATCCAGTCCGATTCGCTGATCGACCTGATGTACTCGCTGCCTCCGGTCTATCGCAACGTTGGCGCGTGGATGATGAACGGCACCACGATCGCAGCCGTCCGGAAGCTCAAGGACAACACGGGCCGATATATCTGGGAAGAGTCGATCGCGGTGGGCACCCCGCCCAACCTGCTCGGCCGTCCCGTCATCGAGGCCGTCGATATGCCGAACGTCGCGAGCGGCGCGTTTCCGATTTTGTTTGGCGACTTCAAGTCCGGCTACCGGATTTACGACCGCGTGTCGCTCGCACTGCTTCGTGAGCCCTACACACAGGCCGTCAACTCGCTGGTGCGCTTCCACGCCCGCCGTCGCGTCGGCGGCGACGTGCTCAGGCCGGGCGCGTTCCTGAAGCTCAAGATGGCCTAAGGGCCGAAGAAAGGATCACAAGCACCAATGCGTGACAATCTCCACAACGTCGGCTTGCGCGTCGCAATCGCTCCCGTCGCGGCGGCCGTGACCGACAACACCGCCATCGTCGGTAACTGGATCGACCGAACCGGCTTCGAAAGCCTCACGTTCGGTATCCTCACCGGCAATCTGGCGAGCACCGCCGGATCATTTGCCATCCTGGTCGAGGACGCGAACGCGGCAGACCAGAGCGACCATGCGGCCGTTCCGGATACCGGCCTGATCAGCGACACGTATGGCGTCGCCGCAGAGACGGCAGCCGGCTTTGCGTTCTCCGACGACAACGTGACCAAAAAGATCGGTTACGTGGGCGACAAGCAGTATGTACGCCTCACGGTCACGCCGAGCGGCAACAGCGGTGCTGCACCGATCGCGGCAGTCGCCGTGCTTGGTCACGCTCGCTCGCGCCCGGTGGCGTAACGACCATGCGGCTCGCAGCGGAAAGAGACATCCTCATCGTGCTCTGCTCTCAGGTGTTCACCCTGAGGGCAACGCTGCGGGTCGCCTATTTTCTCAATTTAAAATATCGCGGTTTCGCCAATCTTGCGAACGCCATCGCCGAAGGCACGTTCGCGGCCTATCAGGACGTGATTACGGCAGGCTGCGACGACGTAAAGGCGCTCAATGCGCTTCTGAAGCCATTCCAAGCAGCGGACGCCGATATAACGCCGCTTGGCGATGCCATCATGGGAAATCGAGCCGAGCTGTTGGAATTTGTGTGCGTCCTAGCAGGCGTTGACGCGGAACGTGACGACGCGCAGTCAGAAGGCAAACCGATCAGCTTCGAAGAGTATCACACTCGACTGTATGAGCTTGGAACCGGTTGGCTCGGTTGGACACCTCAAGACACCTGGGAAGCCAAGCCGTCCGAGATTATCAGCGCCTATCAAGGTCGTCAGAGCATGCTCAAAGCGATCTTTGGCGCCCGCGATGATGACGAGACCCTCGATATGAATGACGCGTCCGATCGTGCTCAGCTCAACGCCTTGGGTGACATGAACGTCACCACGATCAGGAAGGCGACTCGCTAAATGCCGCTCAAAGCAGTCCGCATCTGTACCTGCGGCAAGCGCGTTGCCTATGGCGTCAAGTGCACTTGTAACGTCGTGCGCGAGCGCGAGTACGATCGTCGCCGGCCGACATCAACCCAACGCGGCTATGACGGCAAGTGGCGCACCGAAAGCAAAGCGTTCCTTGCACGTCCTGAGAACCGGCACTGCGCATGTGGCTGCGGTCGGTTGGCTGACATGGTGGATCATATCAAGCCGCATCGTGGTGATCGCCGCTTGTTCTGGTCCCGCAGCAATTGGCAGCCCATGGCTAGCTCACCGTGTCACTCATCCCGCAAACAATCGATCGAACGCAAAGCAGTGAGAAGCTAACGCAATGCCCCGCAAGCACAGGACCATCACCCTCAACGGCGAGACACTCACCATCCCCCAATGGGCAAAGCGCCTCAACATGGGTGCGCATGCTATCCGTTATAGGCTCAATACCGGCTGGTCAGTGGAGGAAGCGCTAACAACCCCACACACTGGACTGGGCCGACCTGTCTATGCCGAGCGCATCAGGATTCATCACCGTCGCAAATCCACTGCCGAGCTGTTCGCATGCGAGTTTAGTAGGCTGGTTCGGGATATCGACACCTCGCTTCGGGTGTTCCGCAACCGCTTGGTAGCGATCAGCGGACAAGACCCGGGGGTGGCCGAGAACATTTCCGAAGAGCCCTTCGACCGGGCCACTCCATCCACGCAAGAGACCACCTAATTGGGATTTTTTCGACATGGCAGCGGTCACCCTCGACCAAGTGAAGCAGCACCTCCGGGTAACGATAGACGATGACGACCAGCTCATTACGGACAAGCTGTCGACCGCCCAGGCGTGGATTGGCGCCTATACGGTTTCCGATCCCACTGCGGACACCACCCCGGCGCCAATTAACGAGGCCGTGCTGCAATTGACAGCACATCTCTATGAGAACCGCGAGGCGACGCTTGTAGGCGCCACAGCGCAGTGTTTGCCGCTCGGCTTCCTCGATTTGCTCGCCAATTACAGGGCTTTTGCGTTCTGATATGCCCGGTTTTGAGCCCTCTTTAGACCTCCAAAAGGCCATCCGTAGCCGGCTACTAGCAAGCGCCGAGCTGATGGCCCTGGTACCGCCAGCGAACGTTTTGGACACTACAGGCCGTCCGGAAGTCATGCCCAGCATCAACATTGGTGAGGGTCAGACGATATATCGCCGGTTCGACTCGACAACCGCGGCCACCGTCCACGTCTGGTTCCAAGAGCCCGGCCTTGTGCAGGCCAAGGCGGCGGTTAGCGCGATCGTGGAAGCCTTGCGCGTGGATGCCCAGATCGAAGGCGTCCTGGTGCTCGATGACTTCACCTGCTTTGATCTAATGCCCACTCAGACCCGGTTTATGCGCGACCCGCACGGCTCCTATAGCCATGCGATCGTCAGTGTCGCCGGCATCATGAAGGCAAACTGATGCGCGCTGGCAACCTTGATCGCGTAATTCTGATCGAAAGCCCCAACGCGCCGACGATTGACGTGTTCGGAATCCAGACCCAGACCTGGAACACCGTCGCGACCTTGCGCGCTCAGAAGCTCGAAAACGCGATCGTTGATCGTGAGGGCCAGCGAGGCGATACCACCGACAACACCATCACCTTTCGGGCGCGCTGGCTGAATGGCGTGACGCTGGAATGTCGCGTCACCTACGAAAGCCAACACTTCAAGATCATGTCGCTGAAAGAGATCGGCCGTCACGTCGGCTTGGACATCACGTGTGAGCGTGTCGGGCCATGATCTCAATGTTTAGGATTGAGCAACGCAATCTCGCGTGTCAGCTCCTCGACCACAGCCTTACCAGCCGCTTCAAGATATTCGTTCGTCGAATCGCACGGGTGGAGCGGGTGCCCATAATGGACAAAGACGATATTCATGAATGCAGCAGTGTTCATGCTGTCGAGAAGGGCACCGTTCTGTTTCAAGGCGCTCCTGATCCCATCCAGATTGAAACTCACTGTATTAGGCAGCAAATCGAGATTTTTCCATGCTTCCTCGAACTCCTCGAAGGCATTGGTGAAGCGGAGATCGGCTACCGGTATATCGTATCGAAGCTCCTGGCCTTCATAGTAACGTCGTCGCATCAGTTTCCGATGGCGTGCGGCTTCCTCAACAAGACGGCTGGCGGCGAATTTGCAGCGCAAATAGAGTCCAAGCTTTCGTCTATCGAGCTCAACGCGATCCTTCTCCCGATCCGCGTCGAGTTTGGCCATCGCCCCCCGATAGGCGAGCGTGCCACCACCAAGGGCGATCAAGGCTGCAAGCAACGGCTGCCATTTGCTGAGATCAAGAGCTATCGCGACAATCAGCACAACACCAACTGCTGTTGCGATGCCGGGCCATTCGGGCTTTTTCATCGTTCGAGCCCGTCAAGTTCCCTTGCGCCTTTGCTCGCGTCGCTCCTTAGCGAGCCGCAATCGCTCAGGCTCCATGTACATTCGTTCAAACAGCGCGACAGTGAAATCCAGAAGATCGGCGGCATCTTCTTTCTTCAGCGTTCCATCGTGCGCGCCGTCATTACCATCTTCCCTAATGCACTCCGACAAATCGTAAAGGTCTTTAGAGATACGGCCGTTTTGCATAAGCCACTCGACGCGAGGCCCCAAGTCTCGACGCTTTCGCCGCGTCAATCCCGGCACAGGATCGGCCGGCAACAGTGGTTGTGTCGCCAAATTGATGGCGAGCCGAAACATTGCCCCCGCCGCATTCCAATTGCTAATCGATATACTGGACGCAGCCTCCTTAAACACGGCCGCGATTTCGGGCGGTGTGTGCTCAGGAGCCTGGAGGCTCGCTTTGTCAGCGAGATTAACGAAGCCCTCGATCGTAAAGTGAGGAGAAAGAGAGCTGTTGAAATTCTCCGGCGCGTTCTTATGAGCTGCAGGCTGCTCGTCCCAATCAATTTCCTTCTGCGAGATTCTGAAGGTTGTCGGTCTTTGGCAATTTCTACAGACCGAGAATACCTCAAACCATCGCTGCCAATCGTACTTCGTCCCGACGCGAACGCTATCGGTCACGTCGAACGTCATCTTCTCGGCGCCACAACGAGGACAGTTCGCTACAAGCTGCGCCATTTCAACTCCCGGCTATTCGATCGTGTGAGGGAATACCGAAGTTTGCTATCCGAATCGACGGTTGTCGAGAGGGTTGCCGCATGAAAGGTCGAAAACCAGAGCTTGCCGCCGACGTGCACGCGTTGGAAACCGTCCGCCCGCCCGCTTGGCTCTCCAAGCACGCCAAAGCCGAATGGCGCCGCGTGACGCCGGAGCTTGCCAAGCGCCGCATTCTCACGCCCGCCGATCTCGGCAGCCTCGAAAGCTATTGCATCGCCATGGGCCGCGTGCGGGAACTGGAAAGGCTGCTGCACGCCGGCATCGATCCCAAGCTGTTCCGTATGCAGGACAAGGCCATGATGACCGCGCGCCAGCTCGCCGCTGAGCTTGGCCTTACGCCCGTGTCCCGCTCGCGGCCGGCCGTGCGCAGCAATGACGATGATGGTGACGATGACAACCCGCTCGCCGTCTAAGGACACCTTCCCGCATTGGATTTACGACAACACGCCCATTGATGACCCGATGGGCTGTGGCGAACGCGCGGTCACGTTCCTGCGGAAGCTAAAGCACCCCAAATCCACGCTACCCAAAAAGCAGTTTCAGCTTGACCCGTGGCAGGAGCGGATCGTTCGGCGCATCTATGGGCCTCGCAATCCCGATGGCTCACGCGTCGTCAACACGGTCGTCATTCTCGTCCCGCGCGGCAACCGCAAAACGTCTCTGTCTGCCGCGCTTGCTCTCCTCCATACCTTCGGCCCCGAGCACGTGGCGGGCGGCGAAGTCATCTTTGCGGCTAGTGACCGCAAACAAGCTGGTATCGCCTTCAAAGAGGCAACCGGCATCGTGAAGGCTGACCCCAAGCACCTTATGCCAGTCACGAAGATTTACGACGCATTCAACAGCGCCAAAAAGATCGCCTATCCCAAGGAAAGCGTGGAGCTTGAAGTCATTTCGTCCGATGCGCCCTCGCAAGAGGGTCGAACACCGGCCTTTGTGCTGGCCGACGAAATCCATGTGTGGCGCGGTGACTTGCTGTGGAAGGTTCTCACCAACGGCCTAGACAAGACTGATAACAGCTTGCTTGTCGTCGCTACCACGGCTGGCCGTGGGCAAGACAACATTGCCTTTGAAGTCATCGAGCGCGCTCGCAAGATCGCACGCGGCGAAATCGATGATCCGTCAGTGCTTCCGATATTGTTCGAAAGCCCGCCTGACTGTGACTACGCCGACGAAGAGCTTTGGCGGCGGGTAAATCCCGGCAGCGCCCACGGCTATCCCTCGATTGCGGGTTTCCGCCGTCACGTTGCGCGCGCCAAGAATAGCCCAACCGAGCGCGCTAGCCTTCTCCAATACAAGCTCAACGTTTGGCTTGATCACTCGACTTCGCCCTTTGTTGATATGGCGGTTTATGACCAAGGCGCGGCGCCGATCGACTCCGAAGCGTTGCGCGGCGCGCCCTGCTGGCTTGGCGTTGATATGTCCAAGACGACGGACCTTTCGAGCGTGGTCGCATGCTTCCGGGATGGCGACACCTACACCGTGTTGCCCCACTTCTTTTGCCCAGAATCCGACATTCTGAGGCGCGGCGACGTTGACGGCGTGAATTATGCGGCTTGGTCCAAGGCAGGTTTCCTAACTGCCACGCCCGGCAACGTGATTGATAACGCGGCGGTCGCCGACTGCATCCGTGATCTCTGCACCCGTTTCGACGTTCGCGAGATCGGTTTTGACATTGCTTACGCCCAGGCCGTGATGGCTCCCCTGATCGACGAAGGTTATCCCGTCGTCAGCATCCGGCAAGGTTGGGTGACACAATCGCCCGCGCTGAACACTCTAGAGGCCGCAATCATCGCCGGCAAATTCCGCCATGGCGGCCATCCTGTCTTGCGCTGGAACTTCTCAAATGTCGCCATTCACAAAGACGCAAACGACAATCGCATCATTCACAAGGGCAAGAGCACCGAACGCATTGACGGTGCCAGCGCCACATGGATGGCCGTTTCGCGCGCTGCGGCCGGTGAAGATCACCGCTCGATCTATGAGCATCCCGACGCCGTTGAACTGCTTTCTTGGTGACGTGATGGCCGACGATAGCGACGACTTACAGAACTACCTGAACAACCTTCCCGACAAGCTTAGAGAGCGGGTCAATCAAACGCTACTAGAGCAAGCCGCGAAGCTCTCCCTTGCGCAGCGGCAAGCCCTGCAATCGCTTGAAGAGACCGAACCGACCGGCGATCTCGAGGAATCATGCACCGTTGTGCCGGGCGATAACGACGGGGAAGTGATCGTTCAAGCTGGCGGGCCGCTCACCACCAAGGAAGTCCGCGAAGGCAGCGGCGTTTCCTATGACTACGCGGAAGCGTTTGAGTTTGGCACTTCGCGCCAGCCCGCGCGCCCATTCTTCTACAACACCTATGACGCCATGAAAGGCGAGATTTTAGACTCCGTGAACGATGCCGTGAGTGAGGAATTGAAGTGAGTGATCCCTGTGAACGATCGGTCCAATGGGGCGATCAGACCTACAAGCTGAACCTGAACCATCCGTGGGTGAACCGCGTCTTGAGCTATCGAGGCTTGCCGGGTGCCAATGGCAACACGTCGGCAGCGTGTCTGGCCCGCTTTGACGGCGGCACCTATTCGGCCGATGACGTAGAGCGCGTCTTGGAGCTTGGCCTAATCGGCGCCGGAATGCCTGAACGCGAAGCTGAAGCCCTTTTGGATGCACACGTGCGCGGCAAGCCGCTCGCGATTAACGCCGGCTTTGCCGCTGGTGCGCTGGTGGCGCTCTTCGTTGGTACGCCCCAATGAGCGAGACGCCCGGCCTTTCCATCCCGTTTAAAGTGACGGGGCTCGACGATTTCAAGCGCTCCATGTCGGAGACTTCCGCGCTGGCGGGAACTGTCACCCGCACCATTGGGCGCCAAGTCATTTCGATGAACAGCACGTTTCTGGCCTCGCAGGGCGCGGCTGGTGCGGCGACGCTCGCCTTTGGGCAACTGCTCGGCTTCCTTGGACCGATCGCGCTAGGCATTACGGCGATACGGGACGCCTTCCGCCTCATGGGTTATGCGACCGATCTCGCTAAGGCCAAGATCGCAGAATTCAACGGCATCGCCGATAAGGCGAATGCAGCGGGTGTCAGCACCGACTTTTTCCAACGCTTTACGAAGTCGGCGCCCGCTGCGGTTACGTCGGTCGATCAGGTGACCGAAGCCCTTAAGCGCTTCAATGAGGCGTCAACCGACAAGCTGGGCGGCAGCGACATTCAACAGCGCATCAATGAGCTGGCCGAAGTCGGCAATTTCGAGGGCAACACTGGTGTTGCCGCTTACGCCGGTTCGACCACCACGGAGCAGAAGCTTCGCGCGATCGTCGGCCTGATCGATCAGGCGATGCAGAAGGGCGAACGCCTCGCCGCGCTGGACATCGCCGGGAAGGCCTTTGGCGAGCCCATAGCGGCAGCTCTACGGGCCGACAGCGGCTACCTGGACGGCATGCTTCAGCGCGCCGACGCCATGTCCAAGACTAGTCTGATCTCACCGGAAGACCTTGGGCGAGCCATTGAGCTGAAGCAGCGTATGGACGCCGCGCAAGAGACGCTCGCGAACAAGTGGAAGCCGATACAGGACGATCTAGCTCAGCTCGGCATGAACTATCACCAGTCGTGGGTTGAAATTACGGAGGATCTTGCCGCTGCCGTCGGTTACGCGACCCAGCTCTATACGGCGCTTAAGCAAGTGCCCGATTGGTTCGCCAACCGGATCGGCAATGCCTCTATTTGGCAGTCCATCATTGACGCGACCACTACGCCGGAAAGCCGAGCTGACGCGGAAAAGTCTCTAGGCATCTCTAGCGACCCCAAAGAGATCGGCATGGTGTCGGCGACAGACAAGCTTCGCGCCGCGCTACAGAACCACGGGAACGTCACCCGCGGCATGCAGGAAGCAACCACGGTTCAGTCCGCCGTTCGCGGGGACACGTCAAAAAATCCCGATAAGAAGACGGACGATCAAGAGGACAAGGTTGATAGCGCCATTAACTCGCTGCGCCGGCATGCGGAGCAACAGGAAGCCGACACCCGCGCCGTTGGGCTTGGTGAAGCCGCCTTGGCCCGGTTCCGCGCGGAAGCGGCGGAAACGGCGGCGGTTCAGGCTAACGGCGGCAAAGAGACTGCTGAGCAGGCCGCGGCCTTCAAGACCCTCCAAGAGCGCGCTGGCGAGGCCGCCGATGCGCTCGCCAAGGCCAAGCTGAACAGCGAGATCAGCTTCAATCGGCAAACGGCGCTCATGTCGCCGGAAGATGTTCAGATCGCTAACCAGCTCAAGGGCGTCTACGGCAGCGACGTGCCCCGCGCCTTGAATAGCAGCGAGGCCGCCGCAATCAGGCTCAACAATGGCCTCAAGAGCGTGGGCGATGCGTTTTCGAGCGCAATCACTAACCCACTGCTCAACCTCGAAAGCGGCACGACCAGGGCAAGCATGGCCTTCCGGGAATTTGGGTTGCAGTTCACCCGCACGCTGCTCCAAATGGTCAATCAGGCCTTGATCGTAAAGCCACTGCTCAGCGGCATCGGCGGCATATTCGGCCTGGGCTCTTCGACCGGATCAGGATCTACAGCTGTCATGTCGGGGTCCGACCTCGGCGCTGGCACCGGTGGCTTGAGCTTCCCGATGTTCGCCAAGGGCACCAATAGCGCGCCCGGTGGCTTGGCGCTGGTCGGCGAGCAAGGCCCTGAACTGGTCAACCTGCCGCGTGGCTCACAAGTGATCCCCAATGGCCCCACCAAGGGCCTTTTGAAGAACATCCCCGGCTATGCCGATGGCGGCGTGATCGGAGGCGGGACGCCTGCCCCGTTGTTCGGTGGCGCTAGCCAACAGATCAGCTTTGGTGACGTGAACGTTCACGCCACTGGCGGGAATCCGTCGCAGAACCGCGACCTCGCTAAACAAATGATGGGCCAGCTACAGGACGCTGTTGGGGCCATGATTGGGGGCGAAATTCGTCGACAAATGCGCCCGGGCGGGATGCTGAAACGATAAAGACTCGCCCAAATGAATCCCAGGCCAAGGACGCTATTATAGAAATGAAAGCCCCGGCGGTTTCGCGGACGCGCCGGGGCTCAATAGGAGTTAACGAGTCAGCCAATGCCAATCAACAAACCCGTTACCGATAATATAGCACAAAGATCGCCCGATACGGAATCGGCGCCCCAAAATAATATTCAAGCTGATGACGACCTCAGCCTCGAAGAGTTCGTTCGTGAGGCAGCTTATGGCGAGCCGATCGATGACACCGAGGCTGTGATCGCCGCGCTGGGCGGGGATGACGATTTACCGGATTGTCAAAACGGCACCGATGCGCGTTTACCGGAATGTCAAAATGACACCGATCAACCCGCGTCTGAATTTACCGGATCGTCAAAACCAGCCGTCCAAATTGACAATCCGGTAAACGAAACTCGCCCTGTTTCAAGCTTCCGCGATGCGAGAACCATGCGTCAAATAAGGACTTTGCACGAAAATCCCGATCTCGCTGGGGACACCACCCTTTTAGTTACCAAGCCTCTCTTCACTCGCACCTATGAACAGAAGCCCTGGTGGGACACATTCCCTTCCTCTCTTCCCTCACCAGCACGTCAGTACAGAACACCAGCGCCGTGGCGGGATGTATCTGATCTGATCAAGATCACCTTCCGTCATGTCGCTCTTAAGACCCTTGGTCCGGTCTACTCGCTGAGCCTTCGTCTCTCCAATGACGTTGAGGCGGCAGCGCGTGCTGAAGCTTACCCTCTCGGCTGGCTTCATCGCCGGATCAGCCTTGAGCTTCAAGGCGCTTTGGGACGCTCCGTTGAATTTCATCTCGTTGCGGAAGAGGACGCTAGCCGGCGCCTGCATCTGCATGGCGAAATCCAGATAGCTCCCCATGAGTCAGCGGACGCCCGTGGTGCGTTAAAGCGGGCTGGGGGCGAATGGGACGCTGAAGCGTCGAATAGACAGCTCCACATGCGCTCTGAGCCCGATGCCGGTTGGATGAACTATCTCACCTTGGACCTTTGGCGGATCAGTTACACCCGCGATTTCCTGCCCCGGTATAGTTCGCCCCGGTCCAGCTACGCCATCAGCTTCAATGGCGGTGCCATTTCTTCAACAAAGTTGCCGGGGCAAAAATCAGCCGAACTCTACACTGCGCACCGCAGGTTGATCTTGGACCATTGTCAAAACTCAATGCACTTAGCATGACAGGCGATCTCTGGATGCTCTTCCGGCTTCGTGCAGCTCCGGTACATTTCAGCAATTAGAACAAACCGATCGGATTTCACCTCAATCCTGCAGATTTCCCAGCCATCTTTGTTTGTCTGGCTGCCTGGTCTGATCGAAACGTTAGTCAAATAGCAAAAGCTATTCTTGGCCACAGTCATAGTGGCTTCGCGATGATCTGGACAGTTGGCACCGATATCGAAGGGGCTCGCGTTACCGAGCTGCGAAGTCGAAATGCCGCCTACCAACCGAACGATGCCACCACCGGAAATTTGGCTGCCGACGAGCGCCAAAATCGCGCCGACAATCGCTGTAACCACCACTGTAAGAATGATTTTCCCAATTTCACTCATCGCTCGCCCCGGCGTTGCTTGTGTTTTGTTTAGCCTTCAACAAAGACAAATGGTCAGCACACATGCTAGTTGCAATGAAGTGATATAACAATCAGATAAGTGGCGCACCTAACGCGAATGTCGGTGCGCTTTAAGCACGGCGCATAAATCAACGCTGACTTAACAAGTCAGTTCTGACTTACAATCTTTAATAGAAACAGATACTTGACGCACTTTCGCGAATATGAGTCTATAGCCCTGCATCACCACAACGGGGCTGACATGACCAACACTGACTTCTTCCTTGAAGGCGATCGCTATGACCGGCTTGTCGCGGCGCTCACCAATCTCCAACCTTGCCCGTTCGCCGGGCGCGTCACAGCCGATCAAATCAAGACAGCCCTGGGCGAGCACGGCGACATTTGGCCCGTAGAAATACGGGGTGACGTAACCCTGGCTGGCATCGAGCACGCGGAGAAACAGCGCGCGGTGAGCTGACCATTACGACTGGGGGCGGTTCCCAGCTAGGCCAAAAGGCGCGGCGAGCACTGCGCCTTTTTCGTTGCACTCCGGATCACCCAAAGGCTGAATGGGTCCGGGAGGATTCGGACTGATGGCAAACGACCGGAACACACTGCCGGACCTTATTGAGGTTATCACCCGGCTCGCCAACGGCAACGAGCCGGATAGTAAGGAAATTCGTGTTGAACTCCGGATAAACAGCGTGACACTTGTCGCGGATGACGACCTGGAATTCGTCGTTCAACTCGACCGCGCAAATCTGGCCTTGGATTTGGACGGCTTTGAAGTAATCCCCAAAAGCAGACACGGCGAACCGGTAAAGCCTAATGATGTGTCCGTCGAACACAAAATGACCAATCAGCACACGCGGAAAGGTGAGATTTCTGGCAGCGCGGAATTGAAACTCAGTCAAAAGCCAAGCGCCTCGCTAGGCATGAAGGCAGCGGGCAGCGCCGCATCGACCCTTACTGAATCCGTCAGCTCCAAAGAGAAGTACAATCTGCTACGAGTGAAGGCGCGCGGCAATCTCACCTGGGAAGTGTCCGAGCCCGCAGAAATTGGAAAACCTCTAGCTGATACGTATCTAAACGATGACGTGCTTTGCCGGATCAAGGCATTGCCGGGAGCGAATATGCTTGCGGTAAGGCTGGATGCGTTTGCCCGCAAGCGCGATATAAAAATCACCCCGGTTAGCAAGCTGAGCAAGTTTACCTTCAAAAGCAACAATCACGAGAAAATGTTCAATGCGCTCGTCGCGAAATCCCTCGGACACAACAACGGAAATGGCGGGATTTTGATGCTTTCGGTTTCGGAGATCACCGTTGAAGACGACAAGTCACACTGATGATCCCATACGGAAGGAGGACTCGGAATTAATCCGAGAGTTGCTGGAGTTCGACGACACCAATTTCGTCAAGCAAGCGAAAATTTGTAGACTCGATCCCGCTGCAGACTTTCAGCAGTTAGACCTAACTGATGTCGACTTTTCAAATTGCGATCTGCGCGGCTTCGATTTCTCTGGGAGCGACCTCCGCGGCGCATTTGGAGTTAACGTAACGTGGGAAATAGGCAATCCGGTACTCGACGGCGCGGACACGTCGGACTCGCTCTTCACACATCAACTGGAACAACAGAATTACTTCCGGGATCATCCCGATGACTTGGCTCTTGTCGAGCGACTGTCCACGGATTACTGGGCGAATGCAATTGTTCGCGTTGACGACCTGCTTCAGTCCGCGCCCGACAAGGCTCGCGCCGCAAGAATCTCCCACGCCGTCTTTGCTAGGCACAAAGATCCAAGCGTTCGAACGAACATTCTTCTGTTTATGCGATCAGCGTCCGGAAGTGCCAGCGAACACAAGCATTTCATATCTCATTTGTTGGCAAAAAGCTGGAACAATGCTTCGCTAACTTTATCATGTCTCAACGCATTGATTGCCTTCTACGGGAATAGCCGAGATACCCTCAACTGGCTGCTGAAATACCTTAGCTACCCCGACCATCGAATTAGGAAGACGGCATTCTTCGCTCTCCTTGATTCTTCAAAGTTTCAAACTGGCTTCAAGGAAATCAGAAGCTACGCGATGAGCTGCGATGACCGCATTCAGCGACGCGCATTCGTTGGCAGATCAGCGAAAATGGTGGGCCATGGCGCAGAGGCTGCCCTTTACAATTACAAGGAAGGCAACTTTTTGGATTTCCGAACGATCCTCGATCGACCGCTACTTGTCGATACATGGAGCCCGCGTGGCTTTGCTGACTTCAGAGAGAGAGCTCGGGTAAACAATCGCCACGTCCCAATCGAAGTCCTTCAAGAAGAGTATTTTCAGCTTCGCCTAGATTCGATCTGCAGGTTTGGACGAAGATCGGAGGTATATTTCAGGTTCAGTACCGGCTCCGATTTGGTCGAACTTGGGAAGAATGATAGGCCCAAGATTAATGCCGCCTAGCCTAAGGGATAAGCGCCGCCAAATTTAATGGCCTCGATCATCTCCGCGCGCTGGCTCAAGATACCTTGTGGTAGGATGCCATATGTACCTGTGGTTGTCGCCCTCGTGTGCCCGAGTAATACATTAAATTGCTCATCCAGATACCCAGCCGACCGGAACGCGTCTGCAATGCCATGCCGGAAGCTATGGAAGTTGACGCGCTTGTCCACCTTCACACCGATCGCGCGGAAGTAGTCGTTGAAGAATGCGGACGATCCGCCTGAAATGAAACCGCGTGCATCGGGCTTCAATTGCGGGAATAGCTGCGTCTCGCCGGCAGCAATCATCCCCGCATGATAATCAAGCAAGCCGAGCTTGATCAGCTCGCTATGGATTGGCACCACGCGCATTGATCCCGCCGTCTTGGTGGACTTGAAGGCGGAGCCTTCCTCCGTGATGTGGAAAATCCAGGTGCCGTGAAGCTGCCGAACATCCTTCGTCAGCAATTGCGTGATCTCACCTAGCCGCGCGCCGCTATAGAGGGCGATCCACGGCACCCAATAACGCCAGTCTCGAATGGCGACATTGCCCGGCTTACTTTCGTCGTCGTCACCCAAGCAAGTCTTAAACAACGGCGAGTTAAAGATCGTCTTGAGCTGATCCGCAGTAAACGGAAAGCGCTTCTTCTGCCTCTTGTCGAGGGTCAAATACATCGCGCTCATCACGTCATTTTCGACGTACTCATTATGCAGCAGCCACTTCGCGAAGCTCCCCACGGCGGACAGGTATTTGTTGATTGTCTTCTGGTTGATCGCGGGCTTGCCGACCTTGGCATTAGCCTCGATCACCTTGCGGAATGACATGCCTTTGAATGCAGCCGTATCGGCGGCCTTGAGAGGCCACTTCGCTAGTTCCTGCTTCCAACCACGAACGGCCTTGCGAGTGATTGCGGTGACGTGTGCTGTCTCGCCCAAATATTCGGCAAACAGCTTCACGATCTTTCGGTTTTGAGCCCACGTGTCGGCCCGGGCGGTTCCGATCTTTTCGTCTTTGAACCGGTCATACAGCTCCATGATCGTCTCGCCGGGCAGCGCGAATTTGTTACCCATGGTGAGATCAGGCGGCACAACGATCGAATCGGTTGGCGCTCCTCCCCAATTGCCGCCATCTCGTTCAATAGTCCGCTCCAAGGCTTGGATTTGGGCGCGCTGCAACCGGTGGCAAAGGTCACGATACGCAATTGACCCTCGATCGATTAGGAGGCCTTTCCGATTGATCACGGCATCCGCGTACATGGAGATCAGCGCCGTTTCACCCACCGCCAAGTGCTGCCGGTATTCAGCGAGCAGGATTGACCGGCGTTCTCGATCTAGCTCAACCGCGTCTTTCATCACCAAAACATCGAGCCAATCGAACGGCGGACTGTACTCATTGGACTTTACTGTTGTCCCCAACTCGGCAACTGGATGCCCCAGCTCCCAATCCGTTGTCGTCTTTGCTTCTGCCCTCGCTCTTTTTTTGGCAGCCTCGATATCGGCGGAAGTAGGATACCGAGCACGGGAAGCCTGATCCTGCTCAAGGGCGCCCTGGTATTGGGACCATACCGCGTCTTGAACATCGGCCGGCGTAGGCTCACGGAGACCTCGCAGCTCAGCAAACTGCCGGCGCCATTGCATCAGCACCGGTAGCGCCAGCTCGCGAGCTTCTTCCCGGTCACGCGTCCCTAGCGACTTCCAAAGCTGCACCCGGTGTTTGGTCTTCCCGGGAGTGGGGTAGAACTTCCTTAGGTCCGGCGGGATTTGGAGCCGGGCGTAATACATCGCGCTGCCCGGGCGTTGGACGATATTTGTGGCGAGGGACATCTTTTTTCTTGGCTGTTTGGTAACACGGAACGGTAACACTCTCATTATAGCAGCCAAGTCGGATAATGCAGCAAGTAGAGTTAGTTATTGGAAGTATTGGATGATTTTAAGCCGGTGGCTGGGGGCGCAACCGGGTCCAGGTTCCCCAGCCAGCTCGGCGCAGCGCGCTTGGCCGAATTTAGGTCCAGCCCTTCCTTTCCAAACGCGACACTGTCCCACCGTCGATCTTCCAT